GACACCGCCGAGCTCCTCGAGCACATCCCGCGTCGCAGCGACGAGCTCCTGGCCGAAGACGACCTCGAGGTCTTTGGCCGCGCCACGGATGCCCTTGATCGTGTTGGCGAAGCTGTCCGCAGTCCGAGCCGCGTCGCCCTGGGCGTCCGTCGTGTCGGCGTACAGCGCGAGGATCCGGGTCAGCACCTTCTGCTGCTGGGTCAACTCCGCGCCAGCGTCCGCGATCCCGTTCTGGTAGGCGAGCTGCTTGAGCCGCGCCTCGTCGAGCAGCACGCCGTACTTTCGCACCGCCTCCGTCTCGCCCACCAGGGCAGACTGGAAGTTGCGGATCACATCGACATCCTGCGCGTTGTTGAAGCTGGCGACATCCACCGCGAGCTTCACCATCTCCGTGCTCAGGTCCGCTGCCGCCTCGCGGCTCAGGCCCATCGGCACGAAGAGATCCTGGAAGCTCGAGGCCGCCGTCACGAGCTCGACCTGGCTCCGACGGACGACGCTGCTCAGGTTCTCGAAGTCCTCCGCGACGCGCACGGCCTCGTCGCCGAAGACCACGCCGAACTTCGCAGCAGCCTCCTCGAACTCCGATGCGGCCTGGATGAACCCGAGCCCGGTGCCGACCGTCCGACGGATGCCCTCGAACGCAGCAGCGACGCCGATGATGCCCGTCGCCAGCTTCGCGATGCTGATCCTGGTCCGGTTGGACTTTCCCTCGAAGTCCTTGAGCTCGCGGCCAGCACGGTCGGCGGCGACCTGGATCTTGACGAACGCCTCGCGGCCCTCGCGCCCAGTCTGATCGAGCTCGCGCTGGGCCTTGTCCAGCGGCCTGGTCGCGTCGTCCTGGACGGTCAGCCTGACCGTGATCTCGTTCGCCTGGATCGCCATGCCTTACCTCTTCTTCGACCTCATCGCCTTGAGCCTCTCCTGCTCTTGGCGCTCGGCCTCGACGCGGTGGATCTCGCCCTCGAAGGTCGAGACGAACTGGAGGAAGGACGGGCTCTGGTTCATCATCCCGCCGTCCTCTGGAAGCACGCCGCGTCGGACCCAGGACAGCGCGTCCAGCGCCATCGAGATCCTCGGCGTCATCTGAGAACGCGGGCAGCGACGCTGCGGGATGTAGCCGATGTAGCGGCCCTCCCCGCAGCGGTCGCACTTGCCGCCACTCTCAGGATCGGTGCCTGAGCCGTCGCACCTCGTGCAGGTGATCGCGTACTGCTCCGCACCCTCGGGACAATCAGCGTCGCAGCCCATTCGGAGCCGGACGCTGCGCTTGTCGCGGTCGAGGAGTTCGGGGTTCGCGGTCATGCCTCCACAAGTCTCCGGGCACCTTGGTAGGTCCTGCTCTGCTAGACCTCGGGCGACGGCTCGGACTTTTCCACTTCGTCGTCCTCGAGCTCGCCGCCACGCACGACAGCGCCCGCGATCTCGAGGATGATCTGCCAGGGGATGCGCTCGAGGAACTCGTCGTCAGCCTTGCCCGATGCGTCCTTCTTGAACGCCACCGGCTTGCCGTCTCCGTCGAGCAGGTTGTCCACGCCGATCAGCGCGGTCTTCACGATGTCGAAGGCCTTGGAGCCGAAGCCCCTTGCCCTCGTCGAAACAGGCCCCATCCGCTCACGCTGCTTGAGGTCGCGGAGCTTGAAGATCGTCGGGTTGTCCGTCTCGCGGTCGGACTCGGCGATGTAGTTCCACTCGCCTCGGGGTGTGATTGCCAGCATGGTTCGTCTCCTTGCAGTCAGGGTAAAGGTCCGACTCAGACGGAGCCCCATGCCCCGCCGCGCCCTAGGTCATCAGCTCACATGGTAGAGCAGCACCAGCTCGTTGTCCCCGCCGTACACATCGAGCTGCGTACCGCCGCCGGCGACATTGTGGTGGTAGCCGCCGGTCAGGTTGAACGGCAGGTCGTAGGTCGCGATGCCGTCCCGATCACCGTAGCTCTGCCCGGTGAACTGGACGCCAGGCATGAAGAAGGTGAAGCGGTTGCCGTTGCTCGAACCGACAGGCACCCGGAGGCGCGTCGTCGTGCCGTTCTTGAGGTACGACAGCCACGGGATGTCGGCCTCGAGCGTGACCTCCGGGTCCATCGAGCCGGTGCCGGCACGAGCGGTGCCCAGCACCTCCTCAAGCCCGGTCGAAGCCGCAGCGCAGCGACGATCGGACAGCGTGACGCCGAGGTCCAGGGACAGCGCCGTCAGGCAGGGCTCGAGCTCGTCGGCGAGATCGGCAAGGGCCGAGGTCTCGTTGCCGGCGTAGCCGATCGCGCTGCCCTGCCAGATCGGAGGCGAGGCAGGAGCGTCAGCCGACACGCCTGCGATCAGCGCCTGGTCGGCGGTGCTGTTCAGAGAGCCCCGGAAGGTGAAGCTCGCCGTCACCGGACGGTTCACCTCGAAGTTGAAGCTGACCGAGCCACGAGCACCGGCGACCGTGATCGCCTGCCCGTCCTCGATGAAGCGCATCGAGAGGCTAGGGAACTCGGTGAACTGCTCCGCCGGAGTCGCGTTGACCGCGAACCCAGCGGCGGAACCCGCCGTCGGCTCGTAGATGATGGTCAGCGTCTCGCCGCCAGTGAAGGCACCACCGCGCACCGGGTAGAACTTGAGAGCGCCGGCAGCGGTCAGGTCTTCCGCGACGACGGCCCTCGAGCCGCTGGTCGCGCCCTCGATCAGGGAGCCCTTGTAGACCGTGCCGCTGGTCAGCGCAGCGGTGAGCTGCTTGACGACATTGGAGACGGGCATGAAGGCGTAGCCCTCGTTGGTCGTCGAGCTCGAGGTCGTAGCCGTAGCGCCAGAGCTCTGCCCGGTCAGCGTCTCGCCACTTCCAATCGTCGTGCCGAGGACTTCGTAGTAGATCTCCGTCGAGCCGTTGTGGGTATCGAGGATCACACGACCAGCGCCAGATCCAGCGGTCGAGGCATCAAGGAGCTCGCCGTGCTGGAAGGGACCGCCAGTGATCGCGCCAATCGCGATGCGACGGGCGGTTGCCACGCGCATCCCGCAGCCCTCGAGCAGTCGGCCCCAGAGAGGGTAGCCGGCGGCAAAGGTGCCTGCGCTCGTGCCGGCGATCTCGGTGGTCAGGGTCAGGCCCGCAGCCTGCTGGCCGGGGCTGCTCTTCACCGGAGTCAGAGACTCGCGGAGAATGTTGCGCTCAACGGCCTCGATGTCGAGGGTCGCAGACGCATCGGTCAGAACGAAGCCGGCGTTCGCCGCCGTGGTCAGTCCAGAGGCGAGGGTGCCGCCGACAGTCTCCTCGACCGCGACGACCTGACGCCGTTTGCTCAAAAGAGGCATGGAGTCCTTCCTAGTTGGTGGGGTTGAGGAAATCGTGCCGATAGGCAACTCGCAGCGAAACCGATCCCACTGCGATGTTCGAGTCGATGATCTCGGGCAGGTCTTCGCCCACGAGGTCGATGTAGACAGCTTGGCCCGACAGCTGGAAGTCCGCGTTGACCGCAGCCTTGATGTCGGCCAGCAGCCACTGGATCGACTTGCGCCAGGCCGTCGAACCAGGGATCACGCGCACCGCTCCGTAGACCGTCACATCCATCACATTCTGGATGCGCTGGCAGGTCAGGTACTTGTCCACGAGATCCTTCTCCGGGACGATCACGATGGCCGGCAGCGAGCGACCGAGCTGGATCTCCTGCCCGCCGAAGACCTCCGCACGACGGACATCGTGGTGGTACGACGGAGTGGCGATCGCCTCCATGTTGGCACGCAGCGCCTCGAGCACATCGTGCTTGATCGGATCGCCGTCGCTCGGGTACGCCATCAGAGCGCCTCCTCGAGCTCGACCTCGATGGACCAGAGCCCGTCAGCCTGCGCCCGCGTCTCGAGGTTCCGGAACCGGACCTTGATCGGCTCCTGCTCACCAGGCGCGAGGTAGGTCATGTAGCGCGTGCCGCCCTGGGCCTTGCCCCAGAGGTACAGCATCTCCTCGCGCTCGCCCCGCGTCGCAGCAGGGATCGAGTAGCTGTGCGTCCCACGGCTCCGGCTGTAGAGCGCCTTGCCGCCGGAGAAGCCGGCCTCGACCGTCGTGCCGACGAACGACGCGAGCTCCTCGACGATCGCGACATCGGGCGGGATGCACCCAGGCCGGAACTCGATGGGCTGCTGGTAGTCAGGCATCAGCGCCCTCCGTTGATAGCAGCCACCGCGTCGTTCACCGCGCTCTTGATCCGACGCTTGCGGTCGGCGTCAACGCGCCCGCTGCGCCAAGTCTCGCGGAACCCGAGGCGATCAGGGATCCGCACCGGACCCTTCGTCAGCCAGAACATCGGCTTGTCGCTGCGCTCGCTCTTGCCCGTGCGGAGGAAGATGCCCATCCCCTTCTTCACGACCTGATCGCCCTTGGCCGAGATCAGAGCGCCGACGCTCTCGTAGCGGACACGACCGCCGGCGGTGTAGTTGCCCGACGCCGGGATCGTGAGGTGCTTCGCTCGCTTCGGGCGGATGACCGCGCCGTACTCCTGGGCGAAGACATAGTTGCGGGTGCGCCCGTCGCCGACGGTGCCCTGGAGCTGGAGCCCGTCGAGCTGCGTGCCGACGACCTTCGAGTTGAGGCTCTGGATCAGCGCACCGCTCCGACGCGACAGGACATCGGTCGGGTTGTATTCGCTCCACGGGCGGCTCATGCGAGCCTCCATGCGCTCCTCGAAGAACTGCCCGTGCTCCTTGAGCGCGACGGCGATCCTAGTACGGAAGCGGCTCGGAGCACGCTTCATCGCGTTCCGAGCCTGAGAGGTGTCGATCTTGAAGTCGAACTTCAACCGCGCCTCGCGTACTGATCCAGGATGGCCCTAACCTCGGACTGGAGGCCGTACTCGCTGCGGAACTCCGTCGAGCCCGCCATCGTCCGCACATCGCCGCCCAGGCTGTCGCGGCGCTGGAACAGGTACTTCGCCTGCATCGCGGCGGCGTGGCTGATCTCCGGGAACCCAGACACGACGGCAGCAGCGTCAGCGCCGAGCCCGCCGGTGTAGGTCACGCGGAAGTAGTTGTTCTTGAAGACCGGGCCGAAGAGCAGCCGAATCCAGCCCCCCCGGCTGTGTACGACATACTCGTCGGTCCCGGTGTCCTGGACATTGGTGAAGTCGGTGTCGGCGTGGTACTTGAGCGACGACACCGCAGTCACCGGCCTCGAGTCGAGCGTCACGACGCGCTCGAAGCGACGGCCCTCGTAGGTCTCGGTGCGCTCCGCGCTGAGGGTGTGGAAGCCGAGGTACTGCGTGCAGCGGTCGCTGACCTCCGCGATCAGCGACGAGATCAGCGTATCCAGCGAGGTGTCCGTCTCGCTGGCGTCGATGAGCTGCTTGACCTCTGCCAGCGTCGTCAGATCGACGGACTGGAGCTTCGTTCCCTCGAGCGCGGGCATCAGACCTCGAGCTCCTCCTCGTCGTCAGCGACCTCGATCGGCAGCGGCGGGAGCTCCTCGACCACGGGCTCCTCGGCCTTCGCCTCGAGGAGGTGCTCCGGGACCAGCAGGAACGCCGCCGGGTTCGCCTTGTAGATCGGCGAGTCGGTGGTGCAGATGTAGCCGTAGCTGTAGGTCTGCCCGTCGACGACATGGCAGAAGCCCTTGCGGACGGTGACTTGCTGTGCAGACATGGGGGCCTCCATTCGGTGCTGGTAGGTCATCAGACGATGGTGGTGTTGGCCTGTGTCTCGGTGGAGCGAACCTTGTCGCCCATCTTGAGCCAGGCGCCGGTCATCGAGTGCGCGGTCTTCGTGGTCGAGAAGTCGGCCCGAAGGTAGCGGCCATGCTTGCGACGCTCGACGATCCAGGTCCGGCGGCCAGTCTCACGCCCGCTGGTCGAAAATGGTGACTGAGCTGCCGGCCACATCGGACCAGGAGAGCTTGTCGTCGCTCTCTTGGATCTTGACGGTCGTCTCCTTGTCGCCGGTCGCAGAGTAGTAGGTGGCGACGAGGATCAGCGTCTCGTGATCGCCGGCGACGATGCCGTTCGTCTGGAACGGAACCGCGTCGTCCGCGTCCTTGGCGTACTCGGTGCGGATGTCTCCGATGTAGTCGTGGCGAACCATCAGTCCTCTTCCTCAGTCGTGGGCTTCGGCGACGCCTTGCGCTTCGGCTTCGCCTTGATTCCGGGCAGGGTGTCGAGGTCGATGCCCGACGCTTTCACATCGGCTTCGACCTTGGTCGGTGCAGGCTTGCCGGCAGCGGCACGCTGAGCAGCCTCGATGCGCGAGAGCAGGACTCGAGGAGTCTGCGCGATGCTGCTGCACGCGGACAGGCTCTCGACCTTCTTGAGCTTGTGCCACTGGCCCTCGACGAAGGCGCGGAGCTCGGGGTCGGAGAGATCGACGCCCCAGCCGGCCTTGGCCCAGAGCTTCGCCGTCTCGCGTTGGACATTCGGGACATGAAGGGCGTATCCGGCCTTCACGGTGTAGAAGTGGGTCTCAGGCATCGTAGGTCGTCTCCGTTGATGTTGTGGGGCGAGGGCCGGCGAGCTCGAGTCAGAACCCGCCGGCCCCCTCAGTCACGCTCAGACCACCGCGTCGGGGGCCGTGGCGTAGTTGCTGGTGTTGATGCCGTTGGTCAGCACACAGACAGCGGCGAGGTCGACGACACCAGTCGCGACCGCGCCAGCCTTGACGCGGAGGTAACGCTCCGTGCCCTCCAGCTTGACGGCGACGACCTTGGTGCTGTCGTCGTCGGTAGCGGTCACGCCAACAGTGGCACCGGAGACATCGGCAGGCGAGCTCATGCCGCTGACGCTATCGCTCTCGATCTGGAGAGTGTAGGTGCCAGCCGAGTCGCCGACCGCCAGGACGAAGACCGCGTACTGGTAGCCAGCGCAGTCGATGGTGTCGCCAGCGCCAACAGCGCCGACCGCGTAAGCCTCGGGATCGAGGGCTTTCACGAACTTGCTCGAGGAGAATCCGTCAGACATTTCTAGTTCCTCCTAGGGTCACAGAGTGGACAGGTCGATGCCGTTCTCGATGCAGAATGCACCCGGCTGGGTCACGATGACATCCATGTCCATGTAGGCCACGATGTGCGTCTGACGCTTGCTGAGAGCGTCGTCGGCGACATTGGAAGCCTCGACGGACAGGTTGCCCCACTGGCAGAGGATCGCCTTCTCCCAGTTGCCGAAGATGACTTCGCCGGTCGCACCGCCAGAGCCAGAGTCGAGCTGGGTGGAGGTGCGGAAGTTGTAGCCGAGGATCTGCTGCTCGGCAGCGGCAGAGAACACTCGCGAGGCGAGGTTCACATCGGTGCCAGCGTTGTCCACCTGCATCTGACGAAGAGCCCGCATGGCGCGGGGGTGGAGACACCAGCCAAGAGCGCCAGCGCCCTCGAGCCCGTCAGCCTCGGCGACCAGGCCCTCCATCTTGAGGAGGTCGGTGTAGCCAGCGGTGGTGAGCCAGGAACCCGCACCACCGAGGTCATTGACTCCGGTGGTGTTCAGGATGCCGGTCGGCTGACCCGCAGCGCCGGTGCCCTTGAGGATCCACTGGTTCATCGTCAGCGCGATCTCCTCCGCCATGCGGCGACGGATGAACGCCTCAGCGCCGGTGCCCATCGACAGGAAGCGACGGCTGGCCTTGATGTACGACTGCGCGGTGTGCGGAGTCGCGATCAGGGAACCGAACGCCATGTCGGCAGCGGTGTTGGCGGTGTTCTCCGCAACGGGATCGACCGTCGGAGCGGTGGTCTCGGTCGGGATCTCGACGGGGGAACCCATCGCCTGGAGCTCGGTCACACCCAGCTCCATCGCCACGACGCGAGGACGCAGCAGAGGGATGATCTCCTCGTCGAAGACCTGGGTCGGAACCAGGAAGCCACCCGCAGTGTCGGGCGTGGTGCCCATGTCGCGGATCTCCTCCGACATCGCCCACTCCATCGGGGCCTCGCGCTCGTAGGCGTGAGGACCCTTGGCGAGGGCACGGAAGACACGGCCCATGTTGTAGGCCTCGCCGTCGTGAGTCTCCTCAGCGCCGGGGAGATCGTGGGAAGGACGCTGGATGGAATCCATCCGCGCCTCGAACGAGGCCAGGCGCTCGTTCATCACCTTCTGGGCCTCGTCCACGCTGGACAGGCCACGCTGCACGGCGTTCGAAAGAGCCTCCTCGAGGGTCTTCTCGAACTCCGCACGCTTCTCGCTGTGGTCAGACATTGAAGTCCTTGGGGTTTGAGTGTCGGAAGCCTCAGAAGGCTTCCAGGTAAAGGTCAAACAGGTCGGGCTGCTCGTTGCGGGCAACGATGCCCGTGTCCTCCTCGCCCATAGAAAGAGAAAGACCCTCGAGCTGCGCGATGCGCTTCTCGAGGTGCGCGTTGATAAGCTCGAGCCGCTCGATCGCATCGACCAGGCGCTCGTGCTCGACGGAGGTGGAGGCCGACTCCCCCTGGTCGCCGGCCTCCGATCTCTCCGACTCAGCAGCATCTTCAACGATGCTGCCGTGCTGCTCCGGCTCGGCGTCGATGCCCGACCAGAACTGGCGGGCTTCGATCTGCTGGCCGAGGTACTCGTGGCGGAACTCGGCGACGAGCTCGCGGTCGTAGCGACCCTCCTCGATGGCCGAGCGCAGGAACGCCTCGACACCATCGGCGTCAGCCGCACGCATCTTCACCGCGTCGGGGTCCATGCCCACCGGCACCGCGCTGAACTCGACAAGCTGCGCCTTCTCGATGATCGAGGAGAACTCGTTGACATTGGCGATGCTCTTCATCTCGCGATCCGTCGGCTTGCGGGCCTGAAGCACATTGAAGCCGACAGAGCCGCCCGGCATGAAGCCGTGCTCCACCATGTCGTGGATCATGTCGTTGAACTCCGACAGACCCTCGGGAGTGAACTCGGCGTCGCCGGCGAGCACTCGACCGTAGGGCATTGAGTCCTTCTTGACCTTGTTCATACGGCCCAGAGGCGGACGGTTCTCGGCGACATTGTGGCCGAACAGGAACGGCTGCTGGCGCTTCTTGAAGTCGTCGAGGTCCCAGCCGTTGACCTTCACCACATCGCGGAAGAAGCCCACCGCGTTCTCGGTGCTCATCACATAGCGGAAGGTGCGCTCGCCCTTCGCCTCGGGCTTGTCCTTCATCGCTCGGCGATGCGTGATGCCCTCGCCGACCCGCATCTTGCGGAAGTCTTCCGGGTCGATGTTCAGCGACCGCAGGTCGTCGAGCGTAAGCTCGCCGGCCTCCAGCTTCGTCTTGGCTTCTTGGAACTTGCTCATCACTCAGGCTTGGCGTACTCCGCCGCGAAGAAGCGGCAGCGACAGTTGACGACCTCGGCAGCGTTCGCCGCCTGCGGGTCTTGAGGGAAGCGGAGGCCGTTGGAGAAGGTCGAGCCGAGCTCGATCGTGTCGCCGTCCAGGGCCATGTGCGACGGGCGCACCGCCTCGTCCTTGGCCGAGCTCCAGCGGATCTTCGTGACGCCGCTCCGCTGGTACTGGCGGAACCGCGCCGTGTTCGACGCGATCCCCGTCTCCGTCTGCACGATCGTCGCGGCCCGAGCTTCCTTGGTCCCGAAGACCTGGCGGAGCTCGTCGGTCAGCGCCGGCAGCTCGTCCTTGACCAACTCGCGCAGGCTCTTCGCCGCGTCGGCACCGGAGAGGCCCTTGGTCAGGACATTCTTCACCCGGTTCGACAGCCTCGAGGTCACGCCCTCGACGAGCCGCGTCTTCTGCGAGGTCAGCGCCTCGATGACGCTGGCGTCGCTCATCGTGAGCAGGCTGCCTCCGACCTCGCCGTGCGCCTCGGCGATGGCCTGAGCCCAGACCTCGCGGAGAGCGGTGCGGACCTCGCGCTCGAGCGCGGCAGCCCAGACCGAGTTCTCAAGGAGCAGCGCGTCGAATGCCTCGTCGCTGATGCCCTCCGGATCGAAGACCTCATCGACGACATCCCGCAGGTGTTCGGCGACCGTCGCCCGGCCACCGTTGGCGACCTTGCGGAGATGCGCGAGCTGCGCCGTCTCGTACCGCTCGAACCAGCGGGCAACGCGCTTCTGGAACGGCTCGAGCAGCGCCTCGATCGCCGGCGAGAACTCTCGACGCTCGTCAGCCTCGCCGCAGCGGCAGGACTTCTCGCACATGTCGATAGCCACCGCGACGACCTGATCGTTCTGCCACTCAGGGTTCTCGTCCGCGATCTCGCTGATCTTGCGGTCGAGGCAGTCCCGACGCGACTCGCCGGACTGGCGGCACGGAGGGCTGCGGACCTGCTCCGGCTCCGGATCGCCGTCGTTCTCGGCGCGGAAGGCGTCCACGATCTCGGCTGCTCGAGCGACCGCCTCGGCGGGGGCCATGCTGCCGGCAACGACATCGGACAGCAGCGCCTTCGCTCGAGCACGGTCCAGCGGGAAGCTGGCGACGATGATCTCCTCGGCGCTCGACTTCGGGATCTCGCCCGTTGCCACCGCGATCACGATGTCCTTGAGCGCCGTGACCTGGGCACCGTTGAGCGACTCCATCGGGGCCGCAGCCTCTTCGCCCGCTTCCTCCTCGCGGAGTTCGGTGAGGCTCGAGATGACCCACTTCCGGTCGCCCTCCTCGAAGGGATCGACCTCGACGCCGAGACGGTTCAGCATCTCGTTCGCCGTGATCCCGACGCCCTAGGCCGCGATCTCCGAGGCGAGCTTGAGCTTGTCGCTCACATCGTCCTGGAGCACCTCGACCTGCCCGCTGTCGAACACCGGCACCAGCTCGCTGACGCCAGGCAGCAGGCGCTCGAGGCGCGGCAGCAGCTTGTATTCGATCACATCCGCCGTCATCTCCGCGAGCGACAGGATCCCGTTCGGACCCGTCCACATCTCGCGGTGAGCGGTCTGGACATTGTTGTAGGTCGCAGCGTCGTAGATCCCGACCACCGGACCAGGCACGCCGAGCGCGGACAGGATCGAGTCCCGGAGCCACGCGCTCAGGTTCTCGTAGGCCATGTCCGACGGCTTGACCGGGTTCGGCATGAACTTAGCCCCACGGTCCAGGACCTTGATCCGGCGAGCGTTCTCGGCGTTGCCGAACTCGTCCTCAGCCGCAGCCTGCCGGCGCTCGAGCTCGTCGATCCCGAGCTTCTCCTCGAAGATCAGGAAGCCACCGGGATCGCCGTTGTTCCGCACCGCCCCGTCCATGTAGCGGAACGCCTGGAAGTAGAGATCGACCTCCCGCATCACCGCCCGGACATCGCCGAGGCCGCGCACGAGGTTGTAGGGGTCGTAGTCCCGGAACTGGATGACCGCAGCCTCGGGCCAGGTCAGGCTCTCCCCGCCGCGCTTGACGCTGTAGCGGAAGGCCACCGGCCAGCCGGACTTGCCGACCCGGTGCTCCACGAGCTCGCCGCGCACCGGGATGATCTGGGCCGGCATCTCGAGGAGCTGCTGGCTCGTCTCATCGACGCGCACCGGCAGGCCCTGCTCGTTCGCCAGGAACCAGAAGGACTCGCCGTCCAGCTTGTAGTTCGTCGCGTGCGACTGCCAGAGCTCCCGGCCCGTCATGTGACGGTTCGGGCGAGCGATGAGCCGCAGGATCGGGTGGTCCTCGAGCTCCTGGGTGCCCTCGGCCTTCGGGTCGCCGGTCAGCATCCGAAGGTCGAGGCGCTGGAAGCCGCTCGAGATCGCCTTGATCGCGGCCCGGACCCAGACATTCTCCTCGTAGGGACGCTCGCTCGTCTCCCGCTGGTCGAGGCTCGTCGAGAGCGACAGGATCTTCGGCGAGTCGAACCCGCCGGCCCGGACATTGACCGCCGGGTAGTCGCCCGAGATCGCCCGACCGTCCTCCGAGAAGAACCGACCGCCGCCAGCGAACATCGCCGGGTCCGGGAGCATCAGCCCGTCGCTGCCAGCGATAGGCTTCACGCGCATCCCAGCACGGGCGCTCAGGGACCGCGCACGGCTAGTGCGGGTCCACTCTTGATGGGCTCGGGTCAAACGGCGAAGATCTCCGTGAGGAGATCTTCGCGGGGAGGTGGCCCTATTTCCAGGGCCCTCAAAATGATGGGCTGGGAACGACGACCAGGCAGGAACAGGCTCAGCAGGCGACGAGTCCGCGAGCATGTCGTGAAGGTCCGGCTGTCGCTCGACGACATCCAGGCCATCGCCCCGAACCTCGAGGGCAACGCCCTGGCCTCGTGGATCCGCGAGGCTGCGCTCCGGAGAGCGAAGGGTGAGGCCCCACCGAGCCACGGGGGAACAGACTCCCATCCCTAGGAGAATGGAGGCTCGGCGGGACCTCGAGTTCTACGCCGGGGCAAGCTCCGTCCAGAGCTCCGCAGCCCGCAGGAAGTCCGCAGCGACGCTGCGCTCCACCTGGTCCCGAGGCTTCTCGAGCCGGATCACCGCAGGACGACCCTGCCTCGGGTTGACGGCCAGCCGGCCATCCTTCGTCATGCGCCAGGCGATGAGCCCGGTGCTCGTGTCGGCCACGGCCCAGTAGGACTTGGCCCAGTAGACCTCGCAGACCTCAGCCTGCCGGAGCTGCTGGAGCTTGGCATCGGGGCTCACGACCCGGCCTCGGTCAAGACATCCTCCCTCACGATCTTCCAGCCGGGG